TGCACCCGCCGGTTTCTCATACTTACTGATAGTGATCTCGACCTTCCCTTTCGGGATAACCGGTCCCCACTCCACCAGCATTCTTTTCACCTGTCTGTCGTCTTCCCACACACCCGCGTGGGTCAGGGCGTCAAACAGCGCCTTGTTATAGTTGTCCAGATCGCGGATCCGGTTATCCGGAGGAAACAACACGATCTCCACTGAAGCAGGTGCCGACGTTGGTTTCGGCAGACGACGTAACTGCTCAACTATTGCTGCGCACGCCGCGCTCTGAAATTTTCGCCCCGCCTCGCTTATCAGGCTCTTACCAGCAAATGCCCCTTTGTTGGGGTGTCGCCAGTACGTGTTCACACTGGGCGGGAAAGGAAGGATCAGCTTCATACTTTCAGGCCCCTCTCATGTAACCAGTGGGTTGCACGCAGCCTGGCGTTTTCCTCACCGGCAAGCAGTGAGCGGATAATCCCGACCGCCTCGCTGTCGTCGTCCTTCATCGCAGTATGAAGCGTTATCCCCCGGGCCACGCCACGCTTTATCGTGATGACGCCTTTTTTCTCCAGTGCGCGAAGATGCTCCACCGCTGCATTCACTGAACGGTATCCCAGCATGGTTGCCACCTCCTGATTGGTTGGCGGGAAGCCACGTTCTTTCTGGTAAGAAATCAGCATATCCAGCACCTGCTGCTGGCATTGAGTTAACGTCGTCATGCCGCCATCTCCCTGACCAGTTTTTCCGCCTGCTGGCGAACCTGCGCCAGAAACGCCTCACCACATGCCTCAAGTTCATCGCGCCCGATGTAGCTGATTGCCGGTCCCTTCCAGGTCTTGTCGAAAACAGCAATAGCACCAGCGAAGAAAGCGCCTGTCGGCACCTGCTTCTCATCTTTCGGGATAAACCAGGCAGGCAGTTCAAAACCAATACGCCCGCGAATAAAAGCAATATGATCTGCATCTTCCGGCCACCACACTTCGCTGGTGGCAGCTTTGATCAGGAAAACATAGCGCCCGCCTTTATCACGCATGGCACTGGCATGTTTCATGATGTAACGCATGCCGGTGATGTATTGCCCCTCATGCTGACTGGCGCGGCTGTATGGGGGATTACCAAAGGCAGCACCTTTAAGCTCCGCAAGACGTTCTGACCAGTCATGCGCCAGCGCGTTGTCTTCCGCCGTGTAATACGCGGTACATTTGGCGTTATCACCGTCAGTAAACAGATCCAGGACAAACGGGCCAAACAGGGTGTTAATTCCCCAGAAAATGTTATCCGGCGTGCGCCACTGATCGCCCACTTCCTTCAGTTCATGGGCTGGTTTGTTCCGCAGTTCCACCAGCGCCCGGCAATATTTATTACTCATTAAGCCCCCACGTAATTCCCTGACAGATACCACTCTTCACCCGATGCAGCGCGCTTGCTGCTTTTCCGTAAGCACCGCTCACGACGTGCCAGAAAATTGTTTCGTTCTGGCTGGGAGTGGCTTTCACGGAATGCCGCCATCCACACGGTTGCAGCACGACGGTATAAGCCCCTTGACTCCAGTTCTTCCGCCTGGCGGGTCAGGCACAAAATCACCCGGGGATCGTTAGTGCCGACATAGAAATTGCGCACAGGTCTGGTTTCACGAACTGGTTGTGGTTCCGGCTCCTGCGCTCTCTCAGTCAGGCGTGGGAAATGTCTGCGTGTATCTCCTTCACAACGGTGAGCCACACGCCCACTCTGACGTAACTTGCTTGCTGACTGCAGAACGCGCTGCCGTGAGTAACCTGCAAAAGCATCTGCAATGTCTCCGGAAGTACACCCCGGATGGGCTTCAATGAATTTCTGAACGTCATTCAAAAGACTCATGATCACCCCCTGAATCCTGCCGGGATCTGGCTGTAGTCCACGTTGTCGTAACTGGCTTTGAAGTACGGGTCTTCGCGTTTTTCGGTGTACGTGCTGACGGACGGCGATAAGCGCAGGGAAAGCTCATCCCATTTTTCCCGCAGCTTCGACGGGCTGAGCACGTTACGGCACCAGAACGGATCGCGGCTGACGCGGCTGTACATCTCGCAGATTTGTTTGTGAGTACGCCCATCCTGTACACACATCAGGCGAATTTCGTTTGCCCAGGCTGTCCAGTTCGGTTCTTTGGGACGAACCACTTCGCCGTCACATTCGGCGGCCTGCTCGTACAGGGCGATGATTTTTTTCCAGAGCCACTGTGCACAGGTCAAATCATCCTGCGTTCCCCACTGGCGCTTTTTAGGACTGAATACAACCGCATCAGGATGGCGAGTTAAAAACTCCTGTTCGGCCGTTTGCGTGTCCGGTTGCGAAGCGTCCGGACGAGAAGATGTTTTATTCTCTGTAGTAATCTCTGTTGTATTCTCTGTAAGATCATTGGGCCATTTTGACCCGATGACAGCGTGTCGTTTTGAACCTATGGATCGTGTCATTTTGCGCCCATCCATCAGGTCACTTTGACCCAATGGAGAAGTGCATTTTGACCTGATGGATTCGTTCACTTTGACCTCTTCTAAAAGCTCACTTTCATAGTTGATCGTGTAGAAGTTGGTCATGTCACGCTTCGATTTATTGAGTTGCTCGCGACGCAAAACCCCAAGTGATTTCAGGCTTGCAAATGTGCGTTTCAGAGTGGACTCTGACCAGAACGGAAACTGCTCCAGCCACTGTTCTGTCGTGTTATAAACCCAGCGAATTCCGCCATGCTCAGTGCCTGAATTCGTTTCATTCAGCCAGTAATGAAGCTGCTGCAACACAATTGCCTCATTCAGACCAATACGGCATGCAAGATCACGATTTATCACAATGGGCTGGGATGTCATTAACAGGCTCATGACCGACCTCTATTTCCCTGAATTTACGACGAAACTGTTCGAGCGGACTGAAGCATTCATGCTCATAGCCTTCGCGGAGGTAGATAACCCGTTGTGTTTCCGGTTCCCAACGAATGACTCTGACGGGCACTCCGTAGTGATCTTTGAACCAGCGGTTAACTTGTTGCAAAGGACTGTCTCCTTCTGCCGGTTGAAATCACCCACAGCCCACTCTGCAAATCTGTGGGTTACAATTTCCCTGTCACCTGGTACATTCACTGCATAGCAATACTCCACCTTCGCTTTTCCACCCGGTACAGGAAGCGCAATCAGTTGCGAGCGACGGTAGTGTGTTGTTAAACTGTTCATGCGTTAGTTTCTCCACAACCAGAAGCAATCGACGCCACGACGCCCGGAGCTGCACACTCGCGGGCGTTACTCTTTTCTGGAGCGCAAAAGATTTTGTAGACCAGTGCTGCATGCTCCTGGAGCTTCGAAATTGACAGATACAACTCATCATTAATTGCTGTCTGCTCGTGTGGCTCCACTACCCCATCTTCGATTGCCGAACGAATCTGCTTTGAGTAACTCCCGATCTGTTCGATGACTTCCAGCAGGCGCTGGTTTATATCGGCGTTGTCCACATCCTCGACGTCAGGAAGAGACACAAAGACGCCATTTGCAGACTGCGCCACAGCGTCAGCAATGAAGTGAGTTCCACCAGCACGTTGCAAAATCATTGCCCATCCCAGCGGGAAAATCTGATCGCCATCAGCACGAAGGCGGTTAAATAATGCGTTCTCTGTTACATCCAGCCAGTCAGCTGCTTCAGCGTAACCACCCGGCAACGCTGCGATAGTTTTTCTGACAGCTTTCACGTACCACTCAGGCTGTTTTTCTACTTTCCAGTGATGCTTACCCACGGCTATCTCCTTAAAACTGTGGTTACTTTCCATCTGATAAGTCTTTAATCTTTTGAAAAATATCTGGACGTAATTTTTCTTTTGATACGCCAGTGGTCATTTCAATAAATATCGAGAGCTTTGCAGGGGGACGCTTTTCTCTGTTCAACCAGTTCCAGACATGTTGTTGCTTTACTAAACGACCACTGCTGGCTGTGAGCTTCCGAGCCAATTCTGATTGACCACCAGCCAGAGCGATTGCCTCTGATAAGGCTAATTGCTCAGGTGTCATAGCTTTCTCCTATCTGTAAGTAGTAAAGTTGTTGATAACTTCGATTATACAACTACAACAACTTTTATCACAACTTTTAGATGTTGGAAAGCCAAAACATAAAGTTGTAACCTCAATAAAAACGAGGGGGATATGTTGTGAAAACATTGGCAGAAAGACTAAAAAGCGAAAGAGAAAAAGCAGGAATGAGTCAGGCGCAACTAGCTGAAAAAATTGGGCTTTCACAACAATCCGTAGCGAAAATCGAGAATGGAGAAACTCAACAGCCTCGGAAAATTAAAGAGATTGCTAAAGTGTTAGGGGTTTCTCAAAAGTGGTTGCAATTGGGCATTGAGGATAACGCGTCTTTCCCAGACCTTGTTGTAAAGGAGGCTGAAAGTACAGCATTAGATCCTGACATTTTTGCAAACATTCCAGTCCTAGATGTCGAGTTATCAGCGGGTAATGGATGTTTGGCTGAAATAGTTGAATCAACTGTAGACTGGTTCCCGCTAAGAAGGATTGATTTAAGAAAAGCTGGTGTATGTGTCTCCAATGCAAAGATCGTAAAAATTTGGGGCAATAGTTTACTACCTGTACTTAACAATGGAGATTTTGTTGCTGTTGATGTTTCCCAAACGGTTCCTATTCGTGATGGGGATCTTTATGCCATACGTGATGGCGTATTACTTAGAGTTAAAATATTGATCAATTTACCTGACGGTGGTCTGATTCTAAGAAGTTTCAATAAAGATGAGTATCCAGATGAAATACTCACCTTCGAAGATAGGCGTTCCAGAATTCACGTTATAGGTAGAGTATTCTGGTCATCGCGCACTTGGTAATGCATCAAAAAACCTTCCTTCAGAAATTTAGTTACCATTATTACCCGCCTTTTCAATCTTCCTCCCGTGATTTGAGAGTTTCCAATCACGGAAGGAAAGTGTCCCTTGTGTAATTAAAAGCGCATCGTCCATACAACCTCCTTTTTTGATAACCCTTGCCCTCATTTCACATCCGTCAAAACCACATAAAGTTGTTGACAACAACCAAAACAACAACTAGATTACAACTTAAAGATGTTGCAGTAACGAACAGGCAGGACGCCCACGAAGTAGCCGCCTGGGGCATATGAAGTCCAGGATGATTCGTTAGCGGATGATTTCAGTGGAGAGAATAGATGAATGAGCAGGATTTGAAGCATGTGATCGCATTGTTGCTGGAAGACGCTAAACGTTTGCAGCAGATAGAGCCAAATGCAGGCACTGAGGCCCGTATTTTGTTAGCAAAACAGGCATTAAAGACTTGCGAGGCGCAAGACCCTGATCGAACCAAGTTCATGAATTTCATGGCTAACACGATCACCCCACTGCCATGCAATGGAGAGAGGGTGAGCCGTGTTTATCACGACACAATGGTTAAGGCATTAAGAATCGAGCTTGATGGGCTTAGGCGTAAGATCGTGATGAACAAAATCGTTGCCAACTAAGGAAGCAGACGGAAGTAAGCATACGCTTTGTTCAAATTTGCAGACAAATATATTTGCGTCAACACCAGCACTGTTAGCAATGGAAAAAGTTTGATCAAGGATTTGTTGGCAGTTCATTGTGCTTTTGAGGATATATCCCTCTGGAATCAGTCTGCAGCAGCTATCGTCAGACTCTTTGATTGTTTTCTGGTACAGAAAGTTAAGCATTAATTCTTCAAATTTTTTGGTCTGTTCGGCTGTTGCTTCAAACAGACGAACGTGAACATAAAACTGGTTCATTAGGTTTCCTTGCTGGCTGTGTGAGAACTCCAGCATACCACCGAGCCTGAAGTGGTGAAAAGACAGGCAATAGTTTCATTGCTGTGTGTAGTCCTGGCGGTACCAGTTTGTACCCTTGCTTCCGGCTGGTACCGCTCTTTTTACAAAACAGAGAAGAGCATCACCGGACGACGGGCTCATAACCCAATCCATCCGGGCGGCTGCCACCGCAGGTGTTCTTCTCTGTTTTGTGGAGAAACTAACCGACCTTGCAGGGTCGATATGATGAGGAGCAGCAAAATGGCTAGCGAACGCAGTACTGATGTGCAGGCATTTATCGGGGAGCTGGACGGCGGCGTATTTGAAACCAAAATCGGCGCTGTTCTCAGTGAAGTCGCTTCCGGTGTGATGAACACGAAAACCAAAGGTAAGGTCTCACTCAACCTGGAAATCGAACCATTTGATGAGAACCGTGTGAAAATCAAACACAAACTCTCATATGTTCGCCCGACTAACCGCGGGAAAATTTCCGAAGAAGACACCACCGAAACGCCGATGTATGTCAATCGCGGTGGTCGCCTGACTATTCTGCAGGAAGACCAGGGACAATTACTGACTCTTGCCGGTGAACCTGACGGAAAACTACGCGCAGCAGGTCATTAATATCGTTCTTAATTAACTGATTATTTATCTCATCACTGAATATCTTTATATAGTGAGGACTTATTATGTCTCAGAACTTAGACGCAACCGCAATTAATCAAATCCATGCCCTTATTTCTGCTCAGGGTGTTAATGAAATTATCAGTAAGATTGGTGCCGATGCTGTGGCATTGCCTGAGAATTTCCGCATTCATGATCTGGAAAAATTTAATTTAAATCGCTTCCGTTTCCGTGGTGCGCTTTCCACTGCCAGCATCGATGACTTTACCCGTTATTCTAAAGATCTTGCAGATGAAGGCACCCGCTGCTTTATCGATGCTGATAATATGCGTGCCGTCAGTGTACTTAACCTGGGTACTATTGATGAACCAGGTCACGCAGATAACACCGCCACTCTCAAACTGAAAAAGACAGCACCGTTCTCTGCCCTGTTGTCTGTTAACGGCGAGCGTAACTCCCAGAAGTCACTGGCAGAATGGATTGAAGACTGGGCCGACTACCTTGTGGGCTTTGATGCTAATGGTGACGCTATTCAGGCAACAAAAGCGGCTGCGGCAGTCCGTAAAATCACGATTGAAGCAAACCAGACCGCTGATTTTGAAGATAATGACTTCAGCGGCAAACGCTCCCTGATGGAATCTGTCGAAGCGAAGACCAAAGACATTATGCCAGTGGCATTTGAATTTAAATGCGTTCCGTTTGAAGGTCTGAAAGAACGTCCGTTTAAATTACGCCTCAGCATTATCACTGGCGATCGTCCTGTACTGGTTCTGCGCATTATTCAGCTGGAAGCGGTGCAGGAAGATATGGCTAACGAATTTCGTGATCTGCTTGTTGAGAAATTCAAAGACAGCAAAGTAGAAACCTTTATTGGTACTTTCACCGCCTGATTTCATTACTGCAAATGCCCCTGCGGGGGCATTTATGGAAACGTAATTAACTCAATAATCACCGGATGGTGAGGGCTTCCTTTTACCCAAACTCAGCGCGGTGCAGCGCATATACGTGGAGAACAAAATGTCATTTATTAAAACTTTTTCCGGGAAGCATTTTTATTATGACAAGATAAATAAAGACGACATCGTGATTAACGATATCGCGGTTTCCCTTTCAAATATCTGCCGCTTTGCCGGTCATCTTTCTCACTTCTACAGTGTCGCCCAACATGCGGTGCTTTGCAGCCAGCTGGTGCCGCAGGAATTTGCTTTTGAAGCGTTAATGCATGATGCAACAGAAGCGTATTGCCAGGATATTCCCGCTCCACTGAAACGCCTTCTTCCTGACTATAAACGGATGGAAGAAAAAATTGACGCCGTAATCCGTGAGAAATACGGGTTACCCCCAGTTATGAGTACGCCCGTGAAATATGCCGATCTTATCATGCTGGCAACCGAACGCCGCGATCTCGGGCTTGATGATGGCTCTTTCTGGCCTGTACTGGAAGGCATCCCGGCAACAGAGATGTTCAACGTGATTCCACTGGCACCTAGCCATGCCTACGGGATGTTTATGGAACGTTTTAACGAGTTATCGGAGTTACGCAAATGCGCATGAATGTTTTCGAAATGGAAGGGTTTCTTCGCGGGAAATGTGTACCGCGAGATCTGAAAGTGAACGAAACAAATGCTGAGTACCTGGTACGTAAATTCGACGCGCTTGAAGCTAAATGTGCGGCACTGGAAAACAAAATAATACCAGTGTCAGCTGAACTGCCACCAGCAAATGAAAGTGTTCTGTTATTTGATGCTAACGGAGAAGGCTGGCTGATTGGCTGGCGTTCTCTCTGGTACACCTGGGGACAAAAAGAAACCGGAGAATGGCAGTGGACATTTCAGGTCGGGGACCTTGAAAACTTCAATATCACTCACTGGGCAGTAATGCCAAAAGCGCCGGAGGCTGGAGCATAATGACCACATTTACCAATAAAGAACTGATTAAAGAAATCAAAGAACGAATCAGCAGCCTAGAGGTTCGAGACGATATTGAGCGCCGTGCTTATGAAATTGCTCTGGCATCGCTAGAAGAGGAGCCGGTGGCATGGCTGCATTCAGAAAATGGCTTAGGTATTCCGGCAATAACGAGGAGTAAAAACATTGCTGACAGTTGGTTATCAAAGGGCTGGTATGTTCAGCCGCTATATATAGCCAAGCCAGTGCCGGTGGTGCCAGATGCTCGTCCGTCTTTAAATAATGGCATAGTCGGCTTTGATGAAGGCTGGAACGCCTGCCGCGCCGCCATGCTTAATGGTGCCGAACCTGTAAGCCAGACTTACAAGTTGAACGAGCTGTCGGGCAACTCTCCGGTAACTCCGGATGGTTGGATAAGCTGTAGTGATCGAATGCCTGAAAAGGGCCAGAACGTGCTTATTTCGGTGAATTTCGATAGCCCTCTGGTTGAACCGCTAATATGCTCCGCACGCTATACCGGAAGCACCTTTCGGCGCGGAGATGCAACGATTAAGCCGGGTAATGGTATTGAGCAAGCAACTCACTGGATGCCGCTACCGGAACCGCCGCAGGAGGTGAAGTGATGAACAACTTAATGATCGACCTTGAGACGATGGGGAAAAATAAGGATGCACCGATCGTTTCCATTGGCGCGGTGTTCTTCACTCCAGAAACCGGAGACATCGGACAAGAATTCTATACGGTTGTTAGCCTGGAAAGTGCTATGGGGCAAGGAGCTACACCTGACGGCGATACCATCCTGTGGTGGTTGAAACAAAGCACTGAAGCACGAGCTGCAATCTGTATTGATGATACTTTGTCGATCAGCGATGCTCTCTCAGAACTAAATCATTTCATTAACCGGCACGCAGCCAATACGAAATATTTAAAAGTCTGGGGTAACGGGGCCACCTTCGACAACGTAATTTTACGTGGAGCTTATGAGCGAGCAGGACAAATCTGCCCGTGGGCATACTGGAATGACCACGATGTACGCACGATCGTTACGCTTGGGCGTTACATCGGATTCGACCCCAAAATGGACATGCCTTTCGATGGCGAACGGCACAACGCCCTGGCCGATGCCCGTCATCAGGCAAAATATGTTTCCGCTATCTGGCAGAAATTAATTCCTGCCACCAGCACAGAATTATGATTTTCCCGGGTGCAGCCGGTTTTGATGGAGAAAATTATGAACACCTTGTTTTTACTGATGGCTGAATTCAATACCCCTAACATTGAACTCTCAGCAGTTAGCCAAAAGTACTTTGGCATGAGTCCAGCCACGGCAGAAGCAAAAGCAAACGCTTGTAAGTTGCCCGTTCCAACATATCGCATCGGCACATCACAAAAAGCAAAACGTTGCATCAATATTCAGGATCTTGCGGAATACATAGACAAAAGACGAGAAGAAGGACGTATCGAGTGGGAACAGGTCAGAACAGGCAAACAGAAGGGCAAAGAACATCACTAAAGAAAAAACCCGCCTAAAGGCGGGTTTTCAAAAAGCACCAGCTATGATCATGCTGCTTTGCGACGACGAAGCTTACCCTGCTGCTCTTTACCAGAGACAGTAGCGTGAGTGAACGCATTAGGAGCAGCCTTCATCAGAACTTCAACAGCAGCACCCATACCTGCGAATGCTTTCATTGTGTCGAACTTAACCTGTGGCTTGGTTGCTTTTTGATCTTTCATAGAAAACTCCCGAGACAGTAAAGGCGTCTCTAACCCTCTCTTTAAAGCTAGCTTGTTTCGCTAACTTATGCCAATCGATCATGTCGATTGGTGACATCGTTTCTTAGTAGTTTAAGCACAAAACGACTGCCATAGATGTACCTTTAAGGTAATCTGGACGGGTATCCTACAATTTGTAGACCCTTCTCGTCTATACCTACTGAGCAAATTTAAGAAAGATATCCTGCAGCTCATCAATGACTGCCGACATCACATAACCGCACTGTTCCATGCGGAAACCAAAAGACTCGTAATACTGCACCAGTTCTGGTACTGGCTCTACAATGTGGACAACTTTACATTCAACAGCTTTACAAAATATAAAAGCACTCATAAGAGTGAGTAAAACCATGCGCCCTTTCAATGGGTGAGATTCATCTTCTCTAGAAAACCTTTCGATCATATGGATACGAAAGATGTTTTCTTCAACCCCATAAACACAAATTGCTGCTCCTGATGGTATTCCCTGAACCCGACCTTGCTGAACAAGTTTTATGCAGAACTCATACTTTTCTCTGGAGTTGCCATAGGTACTTAACGCATAGTCCCATTCAAGCTCACCATAGCCACCACACAGAATCTTGTAATCATCATCACTGAGCGGACCAACAGCAAGAGGTAAGCCGACATGATCAATAATCAACTGGATATTGTTACGTACTGATTGACCTATCTCGTCCAGGGTAAGCAT